TTTCAGGGTCAAGGAAGCCGGCGCGGATCATGCAATGACTAGAATCGCGGCGAAACTGAGTCGCAAGAGGCGGATTCGGGTTCTCAAAGAGTCAGGGTGTACATCGGCAAGGGCCTCGTTTCCCTGACCATCACCTATCGCGACGAATATCCGCCGGCGCTCCCCGACGATCTGCAACGGATCGTCATGCAGGTGCAGCCGAACGCCAAGGCCAAGCCGCCGGCAGACCAGCCCACGCCAATCGAGCCGGAAGTCAGTCTCGCTATTCCGTAGGGAGCTATTATGTCCATTTCGTTCGCAACCATTCCGCCGGGCCTGAAGATCCCGCTGTTCTATGCGGAGTTCGACAACTCGCAGGCCGGCGCGAATCAGCCGAACCAGCGGGCGCTGATCCTTGGCCAGGCGATCGGCGCCGGCCAGACGATGCCGGTGTGGATCGCCTCGCCGGCGGTCGCGGCGTCGGAGTTCGGCGCCGCCTCGCAGCTCGCGGCCGAGGTCGGCGCATTCCGCGCCAACGATCCGACTACCGAGTTGTGGACACCACCCTTCGCCGACGCCGCCGCGTCCAGTGCGGCGGCGGGCAGTATCACCTTTGCGGGCAGTGCGACCGCGCCAGGCGTCATCCCGTTGCGCGTCGGCGGTGTGTCCGTCGCCACCGCCATTGCGGCCGGTGATACCGCGACGGCGGCGACGGCAAAGGTTCTCGCCACAATGCAGACCACGCCCAGCCTTCCAGTCAATCCCGTCGGCAGCTCCGCCACCCTCACACTGACCGCACTGAACAAGGGATCGCTCGGCAATACGATCCCGATTTCCATGGCCTACTACGGCCCGCGAGGCGGCGAGGTCATGCCGCCCGGGCTCACCTGCACGATCACGGCGATGGCCGGCGGGGCGGGCGATCCCGATCTGTCCGGCGTCGCTGCGGCGATCGGCGCGATGGAGTTCGATTTCATCGTGTCGCCATGGACCGCGCCGGCGGAACTCGCGCAGACCACGGCGATGATGAACGATCAGACCGGACGGTGGTCCTACAAGATCGCTAAATACGGCCACGTCTTCACTGCGAAGCAGGACACCGCAGCGAACCTGCTGACGTTCGGCAACACGCTGAACGATCCGCATCTTTCTGTCCTCGGCACCTATGGCAGCCCGATGCCGGATTATGTCTGGGCTGCGGCCTTCGCGGGTGCGTGCGCGCCTCCGATCAAGGCGGACCCAGCGCGGCCATTGCAGACCATCCCGATTGCCGGCGTTCTTGCGCCGCCCGAACCTGCCTTGTTCGCGTGGGACAATCAGCAAGCTCTGCTATCGAACGGCATCGCGCTTCCTGCGGTTGGCCAGGACAGCAGCGTGTCCATTCTGCGCTGCGTCACCACCTACCAGCTCAACCGCTACGGCGTCGCCGATCAGTCGTATCTCGGCTATGAAACGCTCGCGACGTTGGCGGAGGTCACCCGCCGCCTGAGATCGGCGACAACGCAGAAATTCCCTCGTGCCAAACTCGCCGATGACGGCACGCGGTTCGGCCCGGGCCAGCCGGTTGTTACGCCGTCGATCTTCCGAGCGGAGATCATCGCCCAGTACCGGCAGATGGAATATGACGGTCTGGTCGAGGATGCCGACGCGATGGCAGCGGCAACCGTGGTCGAACGCAACGCCACCGATCCGAGCCACCTCGATGTCCTATGGGCACCCTATCTTGTCGGCGGGTTGCGCATTGTCGCACTGCTCAATCAGCTCCGCCTGCTCTCGGTCGAGGCGAACGCCAGCGCCGCAGCACCCGCGACGCTCGCGGCGTGATGCCAGCAACCATACGGCCTCTGCCCAACTTCGATTGGACAGCGGTTGGCTGGGGCGGGCCGGACCAGGCGCGCACCGATCGCTGTTCCTATTGCGAAGCGCCCCTGCCGGAGGACTCGATACCGCTAATTCTCTGGAATGACTCAGGCTGGTGCGCGGAGTTCCGCGAACCCTGCCAGCAACGCTGGTGGGGAATGGGTGCGCAATGACAGAGGACGGTGCTATGTGCGAATTCGATTGCGAGGGCTGCGGGGTCCATGTCGTTGCGTTCGACATCATCGACCCGTCGGCGCACGGGTTCTGCGCATCGTGCGCATGGCTGTGCGAGCACGTGCCGGACCCTGTGGAAATGATGGAATGCAGGCTGACGCTCGGCGTACATCGATACGCACGCAATACCGCCGAAACGACCTGGTAAGGGAATCACCCGCATGCGGATGACGATCACCAGCACGGATCACCTTGTCACGCTGAACGGCGTGCCGGCTCGAGTGTGGGAAGGCGAGACCGTCACGGGTGTGAAGGTGGCTTGCTACATCACGCGGATCAGCCCGCAGACCCATGACGCCGATGCGTTGCGTGCCTTCGAGGCGGAGCTTCAGGAATGCGTGCCGCCATCGCCCGAGGTTGCCGCGATCCCGCTCCGATTGATCCTGTAAGGAGTTTCAACCGATGCCAGCTATCCCCACCGTCGGCGGCGTGGCCTATTTCTGGGCCGGCGGCCGACAGCTTCGCGTGCGTGGCGACTTCAAGTTGCAGCCTAACAATTTCCAGTATGAGGGCGTGTCCGGTCAAGACGGCGTGCATGGCCGCAAGAAAATGCCGGTCACCCCCACAGTAGAAGCAAATATTTCTGATGAAGGCACCTTGTCTCTGCAAGACATGGCCGCGATGGTCATGAAACCGTCACGGTCGAACTCGACAACGGCAAGACCTACAACTATCAGCAGGCATGGTATTCCGGCCTCGCCCAACTGGACACTGGCGAGGGCCAGATCAGCGTCAAATTCGAGGCGCTGACCGCCTATGAAGAACTCGCGTCATGAGTGGCAACGGCGCAACGCATCGCCCGCAGCCGGTTCCCGTCACTCTCTCGACGCCTATCAAGGCACACGGCCGCGACCTATCCGAACTGACGCTCCGCCCACTCACCGGCAAGGATTTGCCCATCTGCGGCACGCCATACCGCATCAGCCGCGGTGAGGAAGGCATTGTGGATTCAGCGGCGGTATCATCGATGATCTCGGAACTTGCTGGTGTGCCGTTGTCCAGTGTCGATCAGTTGGCCGCCGTCGACTGGTTTGCTTGCTGACGCGTTATTCAAGGTTTTTTGGGCATGACGGAGACGGCCGCACCTTCGACGGCGAATCAATCCTCGCAGCCTATTTCGATGCCGGCGTCTTCTGGGGCAACGTAGAGCACATCATGAGCCTGACAGTGCCGGAATTGCTGCTCTACCTCCAGCACGCCGATCGCATCCGCAAAACGATCAGGCCCGGGTCATAGCAACATGGCGAATCCAGTGTTTCAGGCGGTCGTTACCACACTCGACCGCTCATCGCCGGTTCTGGCGACGATCAGGCGCGGCATTGAAGGCATGTCGGGTGCGGCGATGCGGGCGCAGATCGCGACGCAGCGCCTTGCCCTCGCCCCGGCCGGCGTGTTCGGTCGCATGCGGCGCGACGTGGCGGGGCTTGGCGGGTATTTTGCCACCTTGCGCGGCCATCTCGGCGGTCTGTGGTCCGGTCTCACGTCGCTGATGCCGCCTCTCGCGGCGCTCGGCACTGGCACAACGCTCGCCGGCCTGTTCGGCCTGGTCAAGCACGTGGCCGAGGCGCGCGAGGAAATGCTGCACATGGCGGAAGTACTGGACACGACGCCGCAGTTGCTTGGTCGCTTCAACTTCGTTGCGAAAATGACGGGCACCAATGTCGAGGCTGCACAAACCGGCATGACCAAGCTCAACCGGGTGATGGGCGATGCGGCGCGCGGCAAAAACAAAAGCGCGCTCGATCTGTTCCAGCACATGCATATCTCGCTTGCCGAACTGAAGTCCGGCAACGCGATGGATATCCTGCCGAAGATCGCAGACGCCTATCAGCACACGGCCAGCACAACGCTGCAATCGGCCATGGCCGTCCTCCTGTTCGGCAAGGCTGGCCAGATGATGAAACCGATGTTGCGGGAGACGCCGGCGCAGCTGCGCGCCTGGGTCGCCGAGCTTGGCCGCCTCGGTTACAAATTCACCGAGGTTGACGATCAGAACCTGACGAAGTTCCGTCGGTCCTGGATTGGCCTCGAAACGGCCGTCGGCGGGTTCACCAACATGCTCGGCGCAGAACTCGCTCCGGTGCTAAATCCGGTCATCGACCAGTTCCGCGATTGGGTCGCGATCAATGGCAAGTGGATTTCAGACGACATCACTGCTTTTATAAAGCAGATGGTCGAATACTTCAAAAGCGATGCTTGGGAGGAAATGAAAGAGAACTTCAAATACTACGCTGATAAGACATGGGAATGGATACAGTGGATCGGTCCGCTCAAGGTTGCATTGCTGGCCGTCGGAGCGATCACCTTCGGGCCTTTGATCGGCGCCATCGGCTAGCGGCGGCCGGGGTGCTCGGCCTCACGGCCAACGTGATCAACCTAGGCGTGGCGATGAACGCAATCCAAGTGCCGGCCTGGATGGTGTTCCTGATGCGGATCGGCGGGCCTTTGGCGGCGCTGTTGCTGACCGGGCCGGCGGGTCAGGTCACCGGCGACAGTGAATCGCAAGAAAAGCAGATCGAGGAAAACGCGAAGCGGAAGCAACAATATCGCCGCGAGCATCCGGAGTATCGTGAACCGTGGGAGCGGTTGAAAGGGCTGTTCTCCGGCGGAGCACCGTCGCCGTCGGGCACGTCGCCCGCGCCCGGCCAGGTCACCGGCGGTGGTCCGCCGGGCGCCTTGCCCTGGGGTCTGGCGCCCCAGCTTGCGCCGTTACCCGGAACCCGATCAGGCGGCATCGGCCCGTTGCAAATCTTCCCGAACCTCTACACGCCCAGCGCGGCGCCAGGGGCGCCAAGTCCGCAAGGCGCTGTGGAAGTGAATGTGCGCTTCGACAACGCGCCACCCGGCATGCGGGTGAGACGACCAGCACCGGCCAGGTGCGCGTGCCGCAAGCGGAAGTCGGCTATGCTTTCGGCTTCGAGCGACTCGGCTTCGCCTGATGCTCGGCTTCATCGCCCTGCCGGTCATCTGGCGCGGCATCACCTTCCGTTTCGGCAACTACACTCTGCGCGGCGGGCGCCGTGTCGCCATCCGTGAGTTTCCGACTCGCGACGATCCGTTCACCGAAGACCTCGGGCGGAAAATCCGCCAATACCGCCTGCAAGGCCACGTCATCGGCCCGCTCTGGGAAGTCAACCGCGATGCCCTGATCGCAGCATGCGAGGATCAGGATCAGGTTGGCACGCTGGTTCATCCCTATCTCGGCCCGTTGCGCGTCCGCTGCTGCGATTACGAGGTCTGCGAAGACAAGGACAACGGTCAGATCGCCAACTTCGACCTGACCTTTGTCGAGGCCGGCGAGCAGCCGGGGCCGTCATCGTTCATCAACACCGCGCTTTCGGTGCTGAAACAGGTTGAAGGTGTCGTCTCCGAGGTGCAATTAGCCTTCACCATCGGCATCGCCCTGATCGGCGTGCCGGCGGCGTTACTGTCGTCATTCGTCGGCGCACTCTCCAACCTGGTCGGTTCGCTGACCGCGTTGCCACTGGCGTCGGAATACAGCCTGTCATCGCTGCTGCCCGGCATTGTTGGCATGCCGACAGACTCCGCCGCTACGGCCGGCGCGATCGTCGGCGTCACGGCGCCTACGCCGAGGCGATCACCGACGGCACGGTGTCGGTGCAAGGCGATCCGTCCGGCGGGTTGGCCGGACTGGCGACATGGGGTGACGACATCCTCGCCGCCAACACCGGCGGAACGCCGACGCTCGCGCTACAGGCGGCGAATGCCCAGGCGACGGTTGACCTGGTGCGCGGCGCGGCCGTCGCGGCGGTGGCCGAGGTCTACGCCGGCACCGATTGGACCAGCGCGGACGCGGCGGCGACTGCACGCGACCAACTCTTGGCGCTGATCGATGCGCGCGCCATGGCGGCAGCAGCAGCAGCGGGGCAGGATGCGCTGTTCGCGGCGTGGCAGGCGCTGGCCTCGATATCGTCGCAGGACCTGACGCTGAGGGCGCAGCAACTGCCGCAGCTCGCGACCTACGCGCGCCCGTCGCCGCCGGCGGCGTAGTCGCTGGCTTATCGTCTGTGTCAGGATGCGACCCGCGCGACGCAGCTTGTCGCGCTCAACGATGCGCCGCACCCGCTGTTCATGCCGCTGTCCGGCCAGGCGCTGACGGCATAGGCGAACTATGTGGCGTCCGCGCGATGAATGGCCTGCGGAGCGGGTCGAACGGCTCCGCGTCTTGTGGGCTGATCGGCGGCGCAACACGGCTTCGACCATCGCTCGGGACTTGGGCGTTTCCGTCAACGCCGTGGTCGGCAAACGCCGCCGGCTCGATCTGCCGACGCGCGGTTCGCCGATTAAGCGCGGACCGCCGACGGATCGGCGAGGGGCGATGAAATGACCGCCCCGGAAACCTTCACCCTCACCATCAACGGCAAGCGCTTCGAGCGATGGGAGGAAATCCGCGTCACCCGCGAGATCGACCGCATGTGCACCGACTTCAGCATGGCGGTATCCGAACGCTTCCTCGGCGCCGCATCGGATTCCCCGCTCGCGCCGTTCATGCCTTGCACGGTCTCCATCGGCAGCGACGTCGTGCTGACCGGTTACATCGACAACTATCTGCCTGAGGTCGAGGCCGACCGTCATTCGGTCCGCATCACCGGCCGTTCGAAGACCGAGGACCTGATCGACTGCACGCCCGACATCACCGGCGGGCAGTTCGCCGGCTACAAACTCGACGCCATCGCCCCGTTCGATCGCCAGCCTGTTCGGCATCGATGTCGTGGTGGAAACCGACGTCGGCGAGCCGTTCCCAGACGCGACGATCGAACGCCACGAAACCGGCTTCGCCTTCCTCGAGCGTTTATGTCGCCTCCGTTCCGTCCTTGCCACAGATGACGAACAGGGCCGGCTGGTGTTGACCCGCGCTGGCACGCACCGCGCCACCGATGCGCTGTTGCAGGGACCAGGTGGCAACGTGAAATGGGCCTCGGCGGTGTTCTCCGGCGCGCGGCGCTTCTCGCTCTACAAAGTCAAGGCACAGCAGACGGTGCATGGCGTCACCTCCCCGGCCGCATCGTCCTGGGAGGGCGTTGGGTCGGGTTCGGTTGGCGCCGCGTCGGTTGACGACGGCGAGGAAACCGACGGCGAACCGCCCGAGGAAGGCGATCCCGTCCAAGCCGACGCCCAGGTGCCGGTCATGACCGAGGTCGAGGGCAGTGCGACCGATCCCGGGGTGCCGCGCTATCGGCCGCATGTGATCATGGCGGAAACCGCCCTCGACGAGCCGGGCGCGCAACTGCGGGCGGTGTGGCAGGCGAAATACAACGCAGCGCGTGGCACGCAGGCGCGGGTGATCGTGCCGGGCTTGCGGCAATCCGACGGCTCGCTGTGGCGACTCAACCAACTGGTCGCGGCGCGCATTCCGTTCCTGTCGCTCGACATGGAAGTGCTGATCGCAGGCGTGATCTACGGCCTGAACGAAGCGGCCGGGCGGCATACCGAGCTGACGATCGGCCCGGCGGACGGCTACCAGCCGGATCCCGGCCAGGTGCGCTACCATCGCCACCGAAGCCGCAATCAGCACAAGGGCGGGGCCGGGTCTTTCTGGGATGATGTCGGCAAAGCCGGCTTGCCGGCAAACATCTCGTAATGACGCCAGAACGGGCCACACCCGCGCCCAGGCGAGGCTACAGGGCGCCCACAGGTCGAGGCGGCGCATTCGCTCGCGAACCAGATGACCGGCCCGGAGCGCGTCCCTACGCGGTCCCGCCGGCTGACCCGCCGCAGTCGCGTTACGTCGTCTATGTCCGCTGGCTGAACACCGGCAAGCTTGAACGTTGTGTTAGCAGTCACGCCGAACAGTTCGCCCAAAATCGCGATTGCCTTGTGCTGGCACGGCTGATCTTGCCGGAAATCCACACCAGCCCGGCCACAGTGACGCATCGCCCCGCATGATGGACGCACTCCGTGAGGCGGTGCGCCAGGTCGCCGCCGTCATGGTCACGCGCGGCAAGGTGCGTGGCGCGCGTCTTGGGCCGCAGCGTACCGTCCTGCAGGTCTCCATCCTCAAGGGCGAGGTCAAGGAAGGCGTCGAGTTGCTGTTGCCGCCTGGCATGTCGGCGGTGCCGCTCGGCGGCGATGTGCTGTTGTTCCAGGTGGGCGGCCGACGCGATCATCTTGTCGCACTGGTCGATGATCCGGTATCGCGCATCACCGATCTGCGGGCGGGTGAGTTCGGCTTTCGCGACGCCCACGGCCAGCAAATCGTTTTCCGGGCCGACCAAATCGAGATCACCACCTCGACCGCCGTGGTGATCACCAGTCCCGAGGTATCGATCTCCGGCAACCTCGCCGTGGGCACCGGCGCAACCGGCTCGTTCACCACGCCAACCGGCCAGGTCGTGACCGTGCCGGGCGGCATCATCGTTAACATTGAATGAGGGCCTGATAATGCAACCGCAGGGATCACCAGCTTCGTCGCGCCGCAACAGGCGGCATCGAAAACCTACATCGCCCAGCTAACAGCGCTCGCCACCAACATCGGCGCGCTCATGCAGGCGATTTCCGCAGCGATAGCGCGGATCGAGGGGTGCAGCATCACCGTTGCGACCGTGACATTCTGAACATGCCAAACAATCCAACGGCAACGCTGCGTCCCACAGGCCAGCCATTCGAGTCGCGCGGTGATCTGGCAATAGACACCATCCGCGGCCTGTCGCTCACACTCTGGCGCAACGGCGAGCGCGCCGAGGTGACGGTCCGCAACGGCGTCACCCGCATCGGCGGCAGCAAATTGGTCTTTCAGTCCGGCAATGAGTGGCAGGGCCCGATCACCATTCACAGCGTCGCCTGGGACATGCAGGCGGTCCGCGAAGCCAGCAAGCGCCAATGGCACGTGACGCTGACGATCCCGCCGGACACGTCACAATGATGGACATAGCGGTCACCTGGGATCCCGTTCTGCTCCGCGCGGACTGGGTATTTGACGGCAACGATCTCGCCAACGCCTGACAATGAAATCCCCGACGGCACCGGCGATCGGCGCGGCTGGTGGGCCGACATGGCGCTGCCGCTCGCCAACGCACCGCCGCCAACCGATCTGATTGGCTCTCGTCTGTGGCTTCTCTCGCGTCGCAAGTTGACCGAACAGACCCGCCTCGATGCAATCACGTATTGCATTGAGGCGTTGCAATGGCTCCTGGATGACGGCCTGGCGGCGGCGGTGGACGTGCAGGCGACATGGAACGCCGACACGATCGGCCGTCTCGACATCGCCATTGCGATCAGTCGCACCGACGCCAACGGCCGCACCGCCGCGTCGCGCTTCGATCTGGCATGGTCTGCGACGCGGGGCGTTCCTCTGGCTTGGTCCTGACACATGCCATTCGCCCGCCCCGATCTGGCGACGTTGATGGCGCAGACGGAAACGCTGTTACTCGCCGATCTGCCGCAGGTCGCGCCCGAGGTCCGGCGGCTGATCCTGCGTGCCATCGCCCGAACGCAGGCGGGCCTGGTCTGGTCGGAACACGGCTATCTCGCTTGGCTCGCGGCGATGCTTATGCCGGACCTTGCCGGAAGTGACTACCTCGCTCGCTGGGGTCGTATCTTCGGCGTCGCCAGCAAGCCGGCGGCGGCGGCAATTGGCGCGGCGACGTTCTCGGGGCTGGTCAATCTGCCGATCCCGGTGGGCCTGCTGCTGCTCGCGGTCGACGGCGTGACCCAGTTCGCCACCACCGCCGGCGCGAACATTTCGGCCGGCGGTTCGGTCACCTTGCCTATCGCGGCATCGCAACCCGGCACGGTGACGAACCTCGCCACGGGTGCCACCCTCACGCTTGGCCAGGCCATCGCCGGTGTCAGCCCGGCGGCGACGGTGGCAGCGCCCGGCACCACCGGCGGAGCCGACGCGGAAAGCGACGATGCCTATCGGTCGCGTGTCCTGTTGCGCATTCGAACGCCACCACAGGGCGGTGCGCCGGTGGACTACCTTGCCTGGACCCTGGCGCAGCCCGGCGTCACCCGGGCTTGGGTGTTTCCGCTGCACCGCGGGGCGGGAACGGTCGATGTCGCATTCGTCATGGATGGCCGCAGCAACATCATTCCGCTGCCGGCCGACGTCGCGGCGGTGCAGGCGGCGCTTGATCCGCTGCGGCCGGTGACCGCGGATTGTAACGTGTTCGCCCCGGCCGGTGATCCATTCGCGGTCACCGTGGCGGGCCTCTCCCCCAACACGCCCGCGACGCAGGCGGCGGTCAACACGGCGATCGCCGATCTGCTGGCGCGCGACGCCCAGCCGGCGGGCACCATCTGGCTCAACCGGCTGTCGGCGGCGATCAGCGATGCCGGCGGGGTTGACCACTTCGAACTGACCAGCCCGACCGCCGATGTCGTGTCGGCTTCGGGGCACATGCCGAACTTTGCGCCCGTGACGTTCGCATGACGCGCCCCGCCGCCCCGGTCCAGCTCGCCGGGGTGACGTTGCGGTGCGCGTGCGGCGATCTGGACTGGATCGCCTGTGCGCCCAGCTCAGAAGAAATAACCACCGGCGACGATCCCAAGGTGCGGCTGCTGCATCCGTTGCCGGCGATCCCGCCGCAATGCTGGTGCCTCAAGTGCTGGCCATGGGCGCCCGGCGGCAAGGCCACGCTACAGCGGCGCTGGTCGCGCGCATTGCCAGTCGGGGCGGGCAGTCGATCGCTTACTATGTCAGCGTCGCCGCCGCCCTCGGTTACGCCATCACCATCGCGGAGTTTCGCCAGTTCCGGGTGAGTCGCTCCCGCGTCGGCGATTCGCTGTTGGGCGGTCCGTGGCTGCATACATGGCGCGTCAACGCACCGAGTGTGACGATGCAGTCCTTCCGCGTCGGCAAGTCGGCCGTCGGCGAGCCGTTGCGGTCATGGGGCAACAGCGAACTCGAATGCCGGCTCGCCCAGTTCGCCCCGGCACACACCGTCCTGCAATTCTCCTACGGGTCATAACCATGCATCGCATCGACAATTCTTCGGCCGTCGCCACATTGCCGGCGCCGCCGGGATCGAGCACGCCCGGCCACTTCGACCCGGGCGATCCACTCGCGGAACGTGACGCAACAATCCTGGATTATTTCTGGGCGAACACGATTCAGGAAGAACTTGCCGCCATCATCGAACAAGGCATCGGCGGGACGCTGGATAAAACCAACAACGCCCAGGTCCTCGCCGCGATCCGCGCGCTGATTGCCTGCGTGCCACACGGCCTCCAGACCATCAGCGCAACGGCATGGTTCACGGTGCCCGCCGCCACAATCGAGGTCGAGATATGGGCCGGCGGTTCCGGTTCTTGGGCATCGCGGGCGGCAGCGGCGGCGGCTATGCGAAGAAGCGCATCACCGGCCTTACTGTCGGCGCTACGATCCCGGTCACAATCGGCGGCGGCGGCAATGCCCGAACCGCCGGCGTGGCACCGACGGCAGGGGGAGCCAGCAGCTTCGGCAGTTATTGCAGCGCAACGGGCGGACAGCTCAACCCGCTGAACAGCCCCGGCTCGCCAGCGCTGGGGAACCTTGCCGGATTCGGCGCCGGCGGCGATCTAAATCTGCCCGGCAGCGATGGCAGCGTGGGCATGGGCAATCAGGGCGGGCTGGTCTTCAACACCGGCGGCGTCGGCGGTGGCGGTCCGCTCTCCGGCGGCTTCACCAATCAGGGAACAACCGGCAAGACCGGGTATTCCCCTGGCGGCGGGGCCTCCGGTGCGGGCACCGGCTCGAACGGCCTGACACCCTATCCGGGCGCTGCCGGCGCGCCCGGCTTCTGCATCGTGAGGTGGTAGCAATGTCGATCTATGCGCGCATCGACTCCGGCATTGTCGCGGAACTCTACACGCCGCCGGCCGAGTTCACCGGCACGCCCATCGCCGATCTGTTCCATGCCGATCTGCAATGGATCGATATATCGGCGATCAGTCCGCAGCCGCAACCGCGATGGACCTATGACGGTACCACATTTGCGCCGCCGCCGCCTCCGACGTTGCAGCAACAGGCGATGGCGTTGCTTGTTGCGCCCGTCGCGGTGCAAAGCACGTCGCTGCCTGCCCTCGATGCCGCCTATCCAATCGATCAGGCGACACAGATGCAGATCACCGGCATCGCGGCGGCGATCAGCGCGGGCCTCGGTCTGCCAAGCGGCGGGACCAACTTCAACTGGCCGGACGCAACGGGCGCGGCACACGCGTGGCCCGCGCCGCAGTTCACTGCGCTGGCGAAAGCGGTGATGAACTTCGTCTATGCCGCTGCTCAGGTCGCGCAAGGCCATGGCACAACGCTACCGGCCTCGCCGATCGTGATCGCCTGACATGTTTGTCGCGCGCGTGGTGGTGATCGGCGCCGATGATGGCGCGGCCGAGGGCCTGACGTTCCCGCTCGCCAGCATCAGCGACGAATTGGACTACATCTTCGATTTCGGGCCGTGGCTTGGCTCGCTTGATCGGGTCGCGAGTTGTTCGGTCACGCCGTCTGATCCGTCGATCGCGCTTGGTTCGGTGTCTGTGGACGCAACGCGCGTGATCGCGCGACTCGGCCCCGCAGCGGCGGCGGGAACTTGGTCCATCGGTTGCTCGATCATTACGGCACAGCAGCGCGTCAAATCGGTGTCCGCCACGGTCACGCTGCAATGATGGCCCAATCAAGCCCGACCATGACGCCTAAAGGCCGGCCGTTCGCCGGTATGCGTAAATCACGACAACCCCACGCGTCTGGGTGCCATGCCGGGCGCGGTTCGTTCCGCTGTTCGCCTATGCCGGCGCGGCACCGCGCGGCTACGTGGCAACGCCATTGCCCCGCCGCTGGCCAGACAAGCGCACGACCGATCTACTGGATTACGGCCTCGACTGCCGCGACCATTTGGCGAGCACCGGCGACACGATCGCGGACTTCAGCCTTGCGATCGATCCGCCGGCGGATATGCAAGTGGTGCCGACCATCAACATTGGTGGTGTGCTGATCGTGTGGCTCGGCGGCGGGTCCGCCGGCGTCGATCACACCGCGAGCTGGGCGATCACCTTCGGCAGCGGACAAAATCTGATAGCCCCGGTCTCCTCCTTGTTTCGACCGCGCCAGCCTACCCGGCGCCGTCCCTGCCGACGCTCGCGGTGCGCACGGACGAAGCAACGCCGCTGCTCGCGCATGACGGCACGCCGCTGCTGCCGGCGGGCGGTGCGCTGTCCAGCGCCGCCACCACCACCGACGGTGCCGCGATCGAAGCGAGCGGCGGCCTCCTGCAATTTCGTTGATCGGATCGCGGAGTTTCCATGCCCTACATCGGCGAACTGTCCCAGGCGGGAACCATCACGCCGACGGATCAGATCCCGCTTGACCAGGCCAACGCCGACGGCACGACCGACACCCGCCGCGCGCCGGCATCGTTGCTCGCCACGTGGCTGCTTGGCCAGGTGGGCACGGTCGAGGGGCCGCAAGGACAGATCGGACCGCAGGGAAGCCAGGGGCCCGCCGGCCCGCAGGGCATGCAAGGCCCGTCCGGGCCGCCGGGGCAGCTTGGGCCGCAGGGTTCCACGGGTTTGCAAGGCGTCGCCGGCCCGCAAGGTCCTCAGGGATTGCCCGGCGCTGCGGGTCAACAAGGCAGTGCGGGTCCGCCAGGCGTCGCCGGTCCGCAAGGTCCCCAGGGACTGCCGGGCGCGGCCGGACCTCAGGGACCGGCGGGCCCCGGTTCGACAATCACCAGTCTGGCACAGACTGCTACGATCAGCGCCACCGATCTTGTGGGGCGCCGATCACGCCATCACACTTGCCAATCTGCTCGATGGTCAGACCATCGATACGGGCGCGGTGGCCGGGCGAGCCTCCGACACGGATTCTTTCTGGGTCGGGCAAGGCTCAAGCACGATGACGGTGCAGAGTTTCGCCGCGCTCTGGAGCTGGATGGCCGGCAAATTGCCGTCCTATCGGCGACCGGTGATCGAGGTTGCCGCAAACCTCACGCTGGACGGCACGCTTCACAACGGCGCCGTCCTGATTTGCTCGCAGCCGGTGACGCTCACGCCCGTGTTCGGCACGATGGGCAGTGGCTTCACCTGCAGCGTCGTCAATGTCTCCGCCGGCAACGTCACCTTCGCCGCCGGCATCACGACGTCATCCGGAAGCCAGACGCTGCCCACCGGCCAGGCGGCCGAGCTGCGGGCGTTCACCTACACCGGCGGCAATGTGGTGTTTGCTCAGATCGGCGGCGGTTCGGCGCCGGCGCAGGCACCCGGCCAGGTCACCGCTCTTGTCGCTGGGGTCGCTACGCCATCCAGCATGGTCCTGACATGGAGGCGCCGACGACCGGAGGTGCCGCGACTGGTTATACTGTCAACTATCGGGTGACTTCTGTCGGCGGTGCCTGGACAGCGCAGAGTGCCACCGGAACAGGCCTGACCGCCTCCGGCCTCGCCGCGGCAACCGGTTATGACTTTGAGGTCATCGCCAACAATGCCACTGGCAGCGGTCCGGCATCGTCCATCGCCACCGGAACGACGCTCGCCGCACCGACGCAGGCGCCCGGCCAGGTCACCGGCCTCGTGGCCAGTGGTCCGACGGCGAGCACGGTCAATCTCGCATGGACCGCACCCGCCTCGGGCGGCGCGGTCGCAAGCTATACGGTGCAGTATCGCGTCACCGGCGGCGGCGGCTTCAACACGGCGGCTAGCGGCGTTGCCGGCACGGCCTACACAGTGACGGGCCTTGCCGCGTCCACCGGCTATGACTTCCAGGTCGTTGCGGTCAACGCAGTCGGCAACGGCACCGCGTCGGCAGTGGCGAGCGCGACCACCACCGCCGCTCCGCCTGCTATGCCAGGCGTTCCAACCGGCCTCACCGCCGGAACGCCCACGCCGAGCACCATGCCGTTGACCTGGGCGGCGCCCAGTTCCGGCGGGGCGGTCGCAAGCTACACGGTGCGCAGCTCGCTGCATGGCGCGAACACCTGGACAACGGTCACCGGCATCAGCGGCACAGCCTATACCGTCACCGATCTGCTTGCCTCGACCAGCTACGACTTCGAGGTCGCGGCCGTGAACGTGACAGGATCAAGCGCCTTCACCGCTGCCACAACCGCCACCATGGGTGGCGGCCTGACGGCACCCGGCCTGCCCACCGGTGCCGCCACGAGTGCGTCGATCCCGGTATCGTGGACCGCGCCGACAACCGGCGGCGCCGCCGCGTCCTACACCGTGCAATACCGGGTAACCGGGACCAGCGGGTGGACGCAAAGCGGCACCCTGACCGGCACCAGCACCACACTGGAGTCGTTCGTCGCCAGCACGTCCTATGACATCCAGGTCCAGGCGACCAACAGCGCGGGAAGCAGCGGCTACACCGCGACCGTCACCGCCGCCACGATCGCCACCACGTCCGGCGGGTCCGCCACCGCCGCGTGGAACGTCTATCAGTCCACACTCGTGCATGGCGGTGGCGGCAACATCTTCAACGTCGCGGCGACCGGGACGGCGCCGGCCAAGGTGGCGCTCGGCCTGTCCGCCAGCGCAACCGTGCCGCCGTCGCCGATGCCGGCGGTCATCGATGGATGGGCGGCCAATTTCAATGGCAATCGGTTATGACGGGTCCAATGCGGTGATGTTCACCACCGTGGGCACCGCCATCACGGTCACCTGAACAGGAGAAGCCCAGATGACCGTCGCCCTCGTCGCCCCGCGCCGCGCCATGTTGATCAACCCGCGCGCCGCCGCGCTCTGGTCACCATTGCGGGCGGCGTCCGGCGGCGGGGGTGGAAATTTTGCCGGCTCGTATCCGTCCGCCATAGCCGGCTTGTCGGGGTGGTGGGATGCCGGCCTGATCGGGTCCATGCTCAATCCGTCCGGCGCGCCGATCGCCGCCACGGGGTCGACTGTCGGCAGTCTGGCGGACAAGTCCGGGGTGGGATCGCCCCTGACTGTTTATCATCAGTCCGGCGCCACCGCCGCGCCCGTGGCCACCCCGCGCCTGAACGGCCATCTTGGCGGCCTCGGCCTGAACACCGCCACCACCCCGGCCGCAATGGTCGCCGCCATCCTGCCGCTGCCCGTGATGGACAGCGACCAAGGCTTGGCACTGGCCGCCGCCCAGCTCGGTTCCGCACAGGCATGGACCCTCTCTGGTCTGGTCGCGGCCAAATTATCGCGCTTGGACCGCGAACCCCGCCAACCTGATCACGATCAACGGGGTGGTGGTCCTGTCACTGGACAATAACACCAGTCCCGGCCGCTTGGTGCTGTTCCCCGGCGCCTCACAAACCGTGCTGGCCTCGCCCATGGCGCGCCGCCACACCCATGCGGTGGTGATCCGCAACACACTGGGGGTTGGGATTGCGGGGTGGCTTGACGGGGTTCAAGCCACCACCGCCGCGCCGAACCCGCTGGCCGCGTCGGCGTCCGGGCAATTGCTGTTCCTGCATGACGGCACCGCATCGGGCGGCGCACAGTGCTGGTTTCACGAGGCGGCTATCTGGTCGCGTGCCCTGGCCTCGGCCGAAGTCACCACCTTGCTGGCGTGCGCCGCGCGGTGGACCCTCGGCACGCGCAAGGGGGTGCAACTGGTGGTGTCCGGCCAAAGCAACGCCGGCAACGGCGTCAACGCCGGCGCCTGGCACGTGCTCGCCCAGGGCATCGCATGGCACCTTGGCGCGCTGGCCTGGGGCATCATCGCCAACTATGGCGGCGCACCGTCCGCCACCCGCATCGGCGGAGAGGGCATCTATGACGTTCCGGCCCAATCCATGCAGGGATCGTTCCTGCAAGATCCCGGCGACGGATCAAGCCCGGCGGGTTGGTCGTTGGGTGCGGACGGGCTGGCGGTGCAGACCTATCTTGGCGCGCAATCCGCCGCCGACCTGGCCGATATCGTCGCGATCTTCTGGCCGTGGTCCGAAACCGACAGCACGCGGGGCACTCGGAACGAGCATACTACCAGGCCGCTGCCCGCCGCCTGCTGGGCTTCGAGCGTGGCATGTTGTCGCACTCCGCCGCCAGCCTGCCGCACCTGTGGTGGTCCGCGATCCCGTTCCCGGACGGTAACAATGATCCAGGCGTGCAGATGGTCCGCGAGGTCGCCGCGGAGATGGCAGCGGACAGCACACAGAATGTCACCATCATCATGCCGCAGACCAGCGACAACCTGCCCAATCAGAGCACATCCTACACCGCCGCGACGGGCGTATGGACCGGCGGCGACAACTGGCATCGCGACCCGGTGGACCTGATCACATTGGCGCAACGCGCAGCGCCGGTGGCGGCTCTGGCCATCCTGGTCGCATCGGGAGGGGACACACTTTCGGCGATCCCGGCCGGTATCCCCGCGAGCGGCGGCCCGCGCGTGTCGCACGTTTTCCGCCAAAGCAACACCGTGCTGATCGTCACGATACAACACGACGCGGGAACCGATCTGATCGTGCCGGCGACATTGGCGGCGAGCGGTCGCGGCTGGGCCGTGATGGATGGCGGATCGATGGCCTCGCCAGGCTCGATCGTCGTGGCGACGGCCTGCGTGCGTATCGACGTGACGCATCTGCAACTGACGCTGGCCAGGCCGTTGGTCAATGCTTCCGCCGCCTGCCGGCTGTTTTATCCGTATGGCAGTTGCCAGCAAGCCGGCCTGAACGGCATCGGCCGAGGCGATGCCGTCACCGACAATTTCGCCACCATTGCCAAGCAGGCGGGTTGGGATATCGGCGCCGATCTCGGCAGTTCATGGTCGATCAACCTGCCGATCCAGGCACCGATGTCGCTCACCGGCGGCGTCGCTTCGTCGGGTATCGTATTGAGCGACGTTCCGTGACACAGGCACTGAGCGCCCGCAGCGATGCCGCTGCCTGATGGTCAGGGCGAGGTGCCCGGTAACGGGTTCCGTCTCGCATGGGAATTCAACCTCGCCCAGGTCCTCCAGGTTGTTCAGGTGGTCTCGCTGCTATGTGCGCTGGTTTATTGGTTCTTCATCAACGCCAATCGCGGCATCGATAACGAGCGGCGACTCGACGAGCTGCAGACGGCCATGGCACAACAGACCGGCGAGTTGCGCCAGACAGTCGCGGCGGGCCTCACCGACATGCGCCAGCAGCTCAGCCTTCTTCCGGATCAGCGCGCGCGGCTTGATCAGGCGGAGCGCCGCCTCACCGATCTGGACACGCGGCATGCCGGCCTCGATGGCCGGATCCTCACTCTGGAACGCCAGATGATCGAACTGCGTAGCGATCTGAACGCGGTCACTCGGGCGAGCGTGGTCCCGTTGCCAGGGACAAGGCGATGATCCGGCGTCCCGTCCTCCTCCTGGTCGCGTTGGCGTCCTGTGCTCGGCCGGACCGGGTTCCGCCACGCCCGCCGCTGCCGCCTAACGCGCCGACTGCCTGTCGGGCTGGGGTCGCGCTGCCGGAGCCGCCGCGGCGTCCGCGCACGGTCGAACAGCTTGGCGAGTGGGCACGTCGGGCGGCACTCGCTGCCAGCGCGACGGAGAAGGCAAGGGCGGAGTGTGCTCGCGACTACCAGCGACTGCGCGCCTGGATTCTCGAACCAGAATAGAGGGCGGACCCGAAACATGACGGTTGATCTCACGCCTCTTGTGCAGGCGCTGGCAGCGCTCGCCCTTGCCGCAATCAGTGCCGCGACGCCGTTCATCGCGCCGTTGCTGCACCGCTATCTGCATATCCAGCTATCCGCGACGCAGGCGACGGCGGTGCAGGCGGCGGCCGACGCTGGCGCCAAGGCGGCGTATGGCTACATCGCCACATCAGGCGTGAGCTATCGCACCGATCTGATTCGCAACGCGGCGGTCGCGATCGGCGTGCAACACGTGATGGCGTCGGCGCCAGGCGCGATCGCTGCGCTGGGCATCACGCCCGATCATGTGCACCGCATGGTCGAGGCGCGGTTGGGCGGTTTGCTCGCCGCTGATCCAACCGTGTCGATCGGCGGGCCGCCCATGGAGGCGCCCGACGCTCAGACCAACCCGGCCGTCGAGGCGCTGGCACGCGCCACAACCGCCTGAAATCCACCCCGCTATCTATAATGGAGAGGCCAAACCATGCGACGCGTGATCCGGTTCGCCGCCTTGCTGCTGTTCGGCTGCACGCCTGCCGAACAGCAGGCAGTCAACACGGCACTCGCCAGCCCATCGGGGCAATGTTCTGTGCGGTCCAGACGTCGGGCGGCGGGGCGGTGGTCGTGGGCCTCATCAACGCAGCAGTCGCGGGCGCGGCAGCGACGGCCGAGCCGCTGGCGGTGATCGCAACCGGTGCATCGAAACAGTTCGTCGATGCGGCCTGCGCGGCGGCAAAGGGTATTCCGGTTTCGCCGTCGGCCAATCCTGCGACCGCGCCGCAGGTGGCGATCGTTCCGCCGGTGACGTCCTAATGACTGCGGCGGACTGGCCGCGCGACCTGCAGCAGCTCGCCACGTCGCACAGCGGACCGTTCGGCGGTGTCACCTGGGCGCTCGGGCGGGCCGGTCTTGCGATCGGCGGCCGGGCGCCCGAAGGCACAAGCGGGCCGCCGGCGACGGCGCTGCGTGTGTGGAACTGGTTCGGTGCCGAGATCACGGCGGCGGCGCGCACGCACGACGTGCCGGTCGAGTTGATCGTTGCCACGATCTGCACCGAATCCGCCGCCGGGCGGTTCGAGCGGGCCAAGGTCTGCCAAGCCCGCCGGGACGAAGCCGGTTTCGTCTCGGATGCCGCGACGCCCGGCCGCGTCTCCGTCGGCTGCATGCAGACATTGGTTTCGACGGCGGCCGAGGTCCTCATGCGTCCGGTGATTGCCGCGGAGCTGGAAGATCCCGCCGTGTCCATCGATGCGGGCGCTGCGATGATCGCGGCACAGTTTTGGGCAACCAACTTCGATCCGCCGCTGGTCGCCGCGGCCTACAACGCCGGCGGCATCTATTACGACCCGGCAGCGGCGAACCGCTGGCGGTTGCGCTGCTATCCGCTCGGCACCGGCCGGTATGTCGAGCGCATGGTGGCTTGGTTCAACGATGCCATGCGCCTGACAGTCGCGGCCGATCGGGCCGGCGACGCACCATCCTTCGTCATGGCGTTCCGCGATTTGGACGCATAGGCTGGCGTTTGGCTGGCTTCTTCGGCGACGGGTGTTTCACAACTGAACGAGCGTGATCACCACGGCCCCCAGTACAGCCAGTGATCCAACCCACTCCAGAACAAGATTGCTCGTCGTTGGGACTGGGGGCGGGTTGGCCGTCGGCAAAAGCTCCAGGAGAAGGAGCAGCGGCGGGAAGAAAAATGCGCCCAAGCCCCATATCAATGGTCGGCCCTTGCGCCGGGCCGCCTGCTGGGCGGCTGCCAGTGCAAGGCAAACTATAACGAAACCAGCAATCGCCGGACCGCTGTTTCCGTTATTCGTCCGGCTGCACGTCGGGGCAAGCAACGCGAGCACGTAAAACGGGCGAGCGATCCAATAAGCGAAATCAGACACGAGCGGCGGTTCCGGTTCGCACCGGGCGATTGTTGCCGAATATCGTTAACATCCAATGAACGGTCACGCGTCGATCCGACGCGCGTTTGCAATCAGGCGAATACAGGACCGGCATTTCGAGCGACGGCCTGGGCGCCACGATCGCGGAATCACGAGGGATGGTCCTGGTGATGCCGGTCAGGTCGGCAACGATCTTTTGCATCACCGGTGGGCAGACGCCGTTGCCCAAAAGCTTTATGCGATCCCTTCGGGTCCCCCTGAGCAGTTTGTAATCGTTGCTGAACCCCATTGCCCGCTTCAACTCGGGGACTTGGAGCATCCGCAATGTCGGCTCCCCCTACTGCCATTCCACCAGCCCGAAGCGATCGAGCGTGGTTAGCGTGCGCAGTGGTCTATCCAAGGTCTGCCAACCACCACCACCGTCTGTGCTGTAATAGACGATCAAAAAAGGAACGCCTTCCCCGAGCTCATCCATCGCTCGCTTGGCGCGTGCCAGTGTCTCGGTCGCCCGCCCCTCCGGTTTAGCGGCCTTGCCCCCCACGTTCCCGGCGGGTCGAGAATGTCACGCGCGGACGGTCGATATGCCGATCTGTGTGCCGACAGGTCAGGCGGCACCCTGTTACGGTCACACATTATATGAAGAGACGGCGACGGGTTTGCGGCACGCCGAAATCCGAGGCGTCAAGTACCTGCGTCGTGGTCCTATAGTCTCGCCGCAAAGCATCCAGCAGTTCATCATATCGCGACCAAGCGCGCATCTGGATGACGTTTTCTATTACCACCCAGCGCGGCTGGAATGAGCGGGCGTAGTTTAGGACGTACAGCGCGGTTTCTCGGCTGGCTTCGTCAAAGTCCAGCGTGCCCCGGGCGCAAGTGTGATTGGTGCACTCGGGCGAGGCCAGCAGTAACTCGACTTCGGAAACTTTCGCGAGCAACCTACCCCCCGAACGCCGGCGCAGGACTGGCCCAGAGTAAATCCAACGATGCAACTCACCCCTTAAATACGGCTTCCCTATGAAACTGAAGGAACTGTGGGTGTGGCCAAAGCTCGGGTCTGTCTGGAACACGCAGCTTTCGATCTGGATTGATTAGGCGTTGGATTGTATCAGGTACTTTTCCTTCGGCCGCCAGGATTGTGTGATAATCTCCGAGTGACAGTAAGCCACGATCAAACATCCAGTGTACTGTACTGCACAGTGCCAGTCCATTGCGCACCGAATCAGGGCCCAGCTCGGACACCGGCTTTATGTGGGCCGCTTGGACCTCAGGGCGCCCTCCTCCATTGATGATCCGTAAACCAGTAAAGGCGCAGGTATTATGGTAGGCGTTACGTATGGCGGACGAGAACGCCGCCTCTCGAACCGGACGCTTCATAATCCGTTCGATGATCGGGCGTTCAAATGTCGCCTGCTCCTCTGCGAAGGCGTTCGGCGATAAGTTGAGCTCCGAGACTTCGTCCGCTAGAACGGTGACGAAACCGGCAGCTAGTATTAGTTCGTATTCTTTCTCCGATATACTGCGCATGGCACGACTGAACGCGCCCTTGCTCGTGGCTCCATCTGGACGTTGTAAAGCAGCCTCATAGTAATGAGAGCCATCCTTGAATGGAACTGCTCTTGCAAAGACCTGGAAATCCCTAATGTCCGCGTAGAAATGGTCCCGCCGCACAGGATCCGGCCGGATTGACGCAACCCGCGCAGTCGCAAAATAGGATTGCCTTCCGCCCCGGCTCGAAAGGTCGCCACTTGTGCGACGCGGCTCATAGTAGACTATCCAATCTCCAACTGCCGCCTCCATGGTCCGAATATAGGTACGTGGAAAATGATACTGCTCCTCCAACCGGTCGTCGTAGGTTGGATCCATTTTGGTTGTGAGCACCGTCTTTGTCATTGCGGCCGCTCTCGGGCAAGCTCCGCATTTCGTCCAGGGTGCACGATTCGAATTCGGAGTCCTGTGTCGGCGATCTGGAGGCGTGCGGCGTGACCGCGGGTGCGTGGCACGGTCGCGAATCGACAACCAGGGTGCGAATGCCAGAGGCAACCGTGCAGCCAGATCGCCTTCCGGCGTGCGGAAAATACCAGATCGGGCGTGCCAGGGAGACCACGGACATGCTTTCGGAATCGATATCCCGCAGAATGGGCGAGCGAACGAAGGGCGCGTTCGGGCGCTGTGTCCTTACCCCGATTTGATTGCATCGTCCGCCGTATGGCGTCGGACACGTCATGCCAAATCGCCGGCCGCAACACCCTGACCGGTCCTGTGCTCTTCGCTTGCTCTGAGTCCTCGCCTATCCGGATGTCAGACGGACTCGGCTCGGGCGGCTTTGAACGCCTCGACGGCGGCATCGAAAGTTCCTCTTGGAGCAGCCAAAGGACGAACCATCAGCAGGTTGGGTAACCGGGGAGCATAGGCGCTACCGGACATGACAGCGAGCCACCCGGATAGACCCTGAGTGCGCAGGGCGTCCTCGGCGCGAACTATATCCGCCTCGCTCGGGTCCCTCGCTCGGCCGAGCGTGACGTATCTGCCGTCCTCGCCGAGCACAACCCACCGATCGCTGGCACCATTCGATCTGCGCATGGGGAAATTATACATCAATGTCAGTCGTAACTGAAGAGAGTTCGGTCAATCCCGCGGCGCGCTCGGGCGACGCCAAACAACTGGTGGCCACTCTGGTCGATGTCCCGGCTCTATTCACGTGCGCGGCAGCGCCACGAGCTCAGCGGCCTTCGGCATGCCGGCAAGCAGCAGGTCCGCCCAGATTTGGGCCAGTTGCCGCCGGCGCGCGGTGTGCGTCGCTCGGTTGTAACGCGACTCGATTCGGTCCTTCGGCGAATGCGCCAACATAAGGTCGATCACCGCGCGATCGGCAGGGTAACAGCAGTTCTCAATGCGATTGAGTCGCTGTCGCGGCAACGGCGGTGAGTCGCGAATACAACAGTTGGGGTGAAACGTTTGGCCGCACCAAAATAGG